TTCAATCCAGTTTGCACATCGTCCGGCGTACTTGATGTCAATTTTACGTTAGACATCGTAGTTGCCATAAAATCTGCATTCTTAGTCTGATCAGTTGTCATCACTTGCAAGATGCTTGTTATCGACTCATTCATATAAGCCGTTGGCAATACATTGTCAGTAAAATATACCGTTACAGAACCTGAAACCTTCACTATTCCACTAAACACATCCGGACGGATATTTGTACCAACAACACCGTCAGCAGGAGCCAATGAATCATCAATCGAAACAGACATTTCAGTAACATTAGCTTGAACAACTCCATTCACAATTAACGCACCGGAAGCCGCTGCCAATGCAGGGTTTGTAGTTTCATCAGTAGGGGCGGTGAAATATGCTGTTGTATCTATTGTTTGGTCTAGACCATTGCCAGCAATTTTAATCGTTGCGTTACCAGTTCCGGGGATCGCCAAATCAATCTTTCCATACTTAACATCAATGTTGCGCTCAGAGTAACCTGTACCAGTGCTGTAAAAGTCTTCTACCGTGTAATACACTTTGGTATGACCCGTAGCTGGAACATAAGACACTTTTCCGGGCAATGAGATAGTACATGATGCAATCGGGCCTTCTGCAACCATTGCAAATCCATTTACTTTTGCCACAGTTAAAACCAGAGCCGTTACACCAATAACTAAAACATTGTTGTTTAAGTTAGCAGCATTGACTGAACCCGCAGTAATGCGAACCACATTGCCAATCTTTACGCCATCAGTCAAAAAGCTACCACTAGCACGAGTGATTGTGTAATTGTCGCCAGATGCCGCAATCGTTAAACTCAATGAGGCAATTGCTGTAACAGCGGCAAAGTCTTTTAACAATACCGCACCGATAATGTCGGAAAATGTGCCCGGAAATAACGTGCTATCCAGTGAAGCATTGACCAACTTAACGCCATGCCGCAAAGACTCAACTTGACGCGATTGCGTGATCTGATTTTCGGTAGTGTATGTCTCTTTCGTAAGCTCATTGATAGAGCTAGATCGAGCAATGATTTGACCGCCAGAAGTACCAGCTAATGAACCCTTAGCAGATTGTCGTTTAATTCGCGTGCTCTTGTTCACGCCTTGTTCGATTGTCATTTTATGACCCCTTATAAATTACCGCACAAGGCGGGATGAAAAATATTAACCGTAAATATAATAATGAAAATTAATACTTATCGGAACTGCCCATCTATCATCAAAAACAAAACCAGTTGCAGTTTTTGGAGAGTCGATGATATACACTTTCGTAGAAGACTGAACTAATGTTTGGCAAGGCTTAAACCATTGCTCTATTTTCTCAGACATAGCAATTGGCAAAGTAACTCCAGTATTTGTAGGTATCGGATAAAACAACATAACCTGCATGATCTTGTTATATTTTGTTACTTTCCTACCCATCGTTAAATCTTCGACATTGCCGTTTATGAATGACACTTTTTGATAAGGAACCCCAACTGCTGGGGTGTTTCCAAAATGGTCTTTAGACATACCTTCAAAAAATGTGCCGATAACGCCACTCATCGCCAATAGCTTTTTTTCTAATGCAATTTTTGCGTCTGGAAAACTCATAAACTAGCCGCCTGCTTTTTGATGTTTGCTTTAAATTCCATGACGCTGATTCGCACCATGCCCGCTGTTGCTTGATTAGACCATGCGTCATATTCTAATCGTTTTGCATAGGGCAATGAGTTAGTAATGTAGATCGTTTCGCCACGCTTCCAACCTTGCAAACCCATTGCGATTTTACCTAATGCGCTACTACCTGTTTTATCCTCTGGCGCATTGGTAGAGAAATTCACCTGCCCTGCGCCATACTGCCAATTACCTCGAAATCGACCTGTATCTACCGGTGACTTCTGCACAATCGCAGATCCAAGACTTAGAGCCGATGCACGTATAAGCTGATCTTCTCGACCCGCTGCACGTTTCATCATCGCTGCAAAATCCTGTTTGAAGCCCATTATTTTCTAACCTGTAATTTCCAAATTACCGTTTCACCGCTTGGCGCGATTTGGTCGAAGTCAATGACCGTAAATGTTCCGCTTGCTGTCGTTACCACTGAATTAACTGTTGGATTTGCGGCTGATTCCACGATCACTTTGCAATCGCCTTGCTGTATCTTTGTTCCGTCAATCTCTGCCGTTTTATACTTCGATACGACAGCTTTTAAATTTGTTTGTGTAACTGTGGAATCGCTAGTCGTTCCGGTATTCACATCGTAAGCGCCTTGCGTAGTAGTCACAATCGTGATCGACTGCCCGAACTCTGCAAGTAGAGCCTTCGCTTCCGCTGCCATTTCAGAGTAAAAACTCATGCTCGAATCACCTTGTGATTATACCCGCCAGAACCGTCCTTTAGATACGGCGAAAGCATTGCGTCAATGGCTGTGTATGTCGTCAATTGGCTTGAATATTCGGAGTACTGAACCTCGATCACATCCACCTTTGTACTGATCTTTGCGCGGCCAACATCAGGCAATAATTCAACAGTATTCGCTTTTAACGCCAACTCAGCACACGCACGAACAACACCCGCAGGAATCGAATCGCTCGCATAGTAAAGCATCCCATTGCCATAATTTTTGTTAGGCATGTTCAATCTAGGCAATGCCAATGTTTGCGCAGATTCCACACGATCACCAGACCACATACCAAAGTATTTCTGCTCTATGTAATCCGTGGCTTTTCGCAAGCATTCTTCTTTAACTTGTGTCGTCAATGCAGCCCAAGAAGCCCGACCACGCGCCGCATGATACGTGTCAGCATCAGCTACACTGCAATACGATTCTGCTACGTTTAACGGTGTTGTGGTCAGACTCATTTTATTCCTTTTGTTCTGCTTTTTTCTTGCTTACTTTTTCTTCGTAGAGCTTATGTTTTTCAGGGTCAAAATCATCTTTATTGATGATCACATAATCGCCCTGATCTTCACCCCACGGCTTTACTTTAACTGTCTCTAATTCCATTTTCAACCCCTAAAAAAGCCCCGCCATTACAGCGAGGCTTAATTCTACTAGCCTAACAATTGAACCAAAAATTCAGGCTTCCACACTTTATATCCGTACAGTGTAGACACCTCAATCATAGTCTTTTTATAACCCTTGTACACGCTAATATCATAGACCATACCTGAGAATGGATCTTGCACAGACATAACGTCAGATGCAGCGTCACCTCCTGGAGGCAATGCCATTGGACGCACTACCAATTCAGTAGATTGCTTATGGAATGCCAAGTTAGCAGTAGCCGCCGCGCCTACAGTCACAGCAACAGCCGAAGCCGCTACAGCTTGACGCAATCCCGGTGCAGCGATAACAACAGTGCCCGGCGCAGCAATACCAGTAGTAACGACGTACTTGTTAGAGTCGCCAGCGATAGTCAGCACGTCACCAGCCAAGATAGTGCCAGATCCAGTGATCAACGCAATGGAAGTTGCGCCGACAGCGAAACCAGCCGTACTTGTTGTGTAGCTTCCCCCTGTACCCGCAGTGATCGACACCGGAGCCGCAGTTTCTTTTAGCATCATTCCCTGTAAGTCAAGCAATGTACCGTTGCGCAACAATTCAGTGCCGCCTGACTCGTTCGCTTTTTGCAATTGAGCCAAGTTGCGTAACTTAACGCCAGCAGAACTGTTGACGGCCAATGTAGTCATTCGATCATTCATTGGCATGCCATTATCAACTAACATTTTACGCAGTTCAGCGACTTCGTTGAAGTTTGAACCGAATGGCGTAGTTCCAGCAGTACCATAAGCGCGTGATGCGTTTTGACGCATATTCGCCCACAAATTGTATTCAATTTTGTTAGTGATCGCACGCATAGCTTGCTTGATCTGATCACCGTAGATCGTTTCAAAGCCGGAACCGTTATTGACATGTTTAATGTCTTCACCAGTCCACGGAATTTGAATAGATGCTACTTTATCCAAAGTCAATGTCTTAGTGTCGATAGTTTGATCTGTACCCTCAGGAATCGTCATCGCAGGGGTCATTGTTTCAACCACCGTTTGAGCGCGAGTAAAATGTGACCGAACAGTGTCATTTTGAGCTACACGAGTAGCTGCATCACTGTTGATCGTAACGGACGGAATTACACCGACCTGTTCGCGACCGATAATATCAGCCGCCTTATAAATATCTGCTGCAAGATTCGTTAATACGTTTGCCATGATTATTCCTTAAAAGAGTTTTTAATCAGTGACCTTGCCGCCTTCTTTTGCGAATGTCGATCTTTCCATTTGAGACATCGCTTCAAAGCCTGCACGATTCACCGTCTTACTGTTTGGAGCATTGTTTGATCCATTCGCACCACCGCCATTGTTTTGTGTAGCCGCGACGAAGAATTTACCCTCATCGCCTTTAGCCCACTCACCAACGAACGATGCCAAGTCTTTATCACCAATCTTCGCCACTCGGTTATCACCGTCAGCAACGATAGCAACTTGACTTGCCAGCATTGATTTCGCCGCTTTTAGATGTACTGGATTGGTCACGCCTGATTTAGCCAAGGCATCATTCAATCCATTATCAACCAAAAGTTTCTGCGTGAAGCCTTCTGCACCTTCGAGCGATTTCTTAAACGTCTCCGCTTGTTTCGTCGCTTCCTTAACAGTCTTTTGCGCTTCGTTCAATTGCCCTTTGAGTGCTTCGATTTCGTTGTCACGTTCCTCGATTTCCTTTGGATCAATTGTCCTACTTTTACGCGCTTCCTTGACCTCTGCCAGCAATTCTTTGTTCTTTGCTGCGAGACCCGAGACTGCTTCCTCGATTTGCGCTTTCAGTGCTTCTTTCCCCTCTGGGGTATCTGTATCAATAATTGGCATTTGTTGTCCTCTGGACGGTTGATTGTAGGGCACTGCCCTAAAACTTTGTAGGATATTATCCTATTTCTCGCGATTATAGTCCTGCTTTTTTAAATGCGCTAGCTTCTTTTTTACGCAATTCTTCAAGCGTTAAATATTGCCCCTTTTGCGAATACAAATCTTCCATTTTCAAACCACCTTCTCGCAATAGCTTTCCACGTGTCGCGCCCAATACCTCATCTTGCCGCGCCGCGCTTTGTTGTTTAATCCATTCTGCATAGGATTTATCCGATGGTATTTGCCCGTCAAGACTTGCGCGAGTGGTAGAGATATTCGCATCGCCTTCGATATCGATACCCATTTCCTTGTATGACTTGAGAACGAATGTTGATGTGCTTCGACAATTCCAATGCAATTGACCGGGCGCGGCAATCCACGGTATTTTATGACCGATAGGCTTATGAGTTACCGGAGTGTATATCTTGTCGTCACGTATGCGGCACTCTGGAGAAGTGCGTAAATCAATGGTCGATAGCCACTTAACCGCTTTAATGATGTCCTCATTCTTCTTGGACACTGCTTCGCGCCCATAAGCAGCCACATGCGATATTGATGACCGTACCACCGCTTCAACATCGCGCCTAGACTTCTGCATCAGTCCATCAGCGTATTTGTTCGCACGTGTCCCGATGATTTCCCGCACGATTTGATCTGTTGTCCTACCTTCGATGATACCCGCGGAGATCGTCTGCTTGATCTTACGCTGTGTCGTCTCACTGATTCCGTTTAATGCATCCTTAAGCATCACACCTTGAAACGGGCGCGACATAGCCACCGCAAATACTTGTTCGCCAGTTACAGTTCCTACATTAACGAATGCAGGTAAAGCGTCTTGCAACGTCATCGCCTGAAAACTCACTTCGTACTTCGTAAAGTCTTCAAGCTCTAACTGTAGCTGATCGTTTGTAAGATAAAACGATTCTTTAAGTAGGGAATTGACCGACAAAAGCAGCGATTCCAAACGCTCGATGTTAAACCTAGTCTTTGGCGCTTTCAAAATAGCCGCCTGCAACTCGATAGCTAATCGTTCGTTTGATACGTTCAGCAAAGCAATAATCTTGCGCACGACAGAGTTAGAATACTTCTCTGTATCGACCGCGTGACTAATTGCCCTGTCTAGTATTTCATCATTCGCCGTTGGCATCGCTCATCATTCCTAGTGATGGTGCTTCGCTTTCTGATTCGTCCTGTTGTTCTTCGTAAGTCTTACCTGGCTGGATAATCTCGCCTTGCTGCAAGTTGTAAAATAAATCCTGCTTACTAATAGCGCCAGATTGCCATGCTGATACAAGAGCCGTGATTTCCTGCGCGGTCATGTTGACTGGCAAGTAGTCAGTGTTGAGCTCAAACTCTGCCTGCGCGTCAATGCCCATCCATTCGCCTAGCCAATTCAAAATCGCTTCCATTGCTTCGGAAACTGTATTCGCATGGGATGCAAGAACGCTAGTTTCACCCGCACGCTTGATTTCCATTGCCTGAGCAGCTTCTACACCGGACTTTTCAGGCGCTAGCATGCGCGCGCCAATAGCCGCCATTTGCGACTCTTTTCGGTTCAACAGGTTTTCCAGAGTACCTAAACCAGTACCGTGAAACTCCACAAATTGCGCGTTTGCAGATGGGTCAGGTGCTACGATAGCGGTAGGGCTGCCAATCTTTATAGACTGGTCTTTCTCAAGCTGAATGCCTGCAATAAAAACAAACGGGCTTCCCGTAAAATTTGCACCGCGCTCCAAAAATGAACTATTTATATAATGTGCTAGATTTATATCAACTAGATCAATCAGTGGAGGTTTTGCAACTTCGTACTCAAGCGAGTTAGCCCCGATGATCTGAAACGGAATGTAGTGCAAAGGGCTACCGTTCATGATAGGCATCACTTTGTCAAATACCGCCCATTCTCCCTTGTCAGTCTTGCGCCAGATCGTTTGAACATACGCGCCTTCGCTAAGCTCTAGCACGCGCAATTGTGGCTTGTATGCAGTCTCGAATTGACCATGGTCTTCGAATGTTTCAGATAATACGACTAGGACAGGCTGCAATTGGTTATTGATTCGACCGATGCGCCAATTGATAATTGTCTCTGCTTTGTACATGCTTGCATACGGACGGAGGTTTAACGCTGCACGTTGTGCTTCTGTCACAGGCTGGACTGGTACAGTCGGGTATTCAACCAACACGCCAACACGCCCGACCACTTCAATCTCAGTGATAAGCCGCTTGCTAAACGATGTCATGTCCGAGCCCGTCATAGTCATGTCGTACTCGATAGCTTCCATGCTTGGCGGTATTTCATACACCGGAGCTTTGCGGAAAACTAGCCCAACCATGCCCTCGACAGTGCGACCAGACGCATTAAAATACGGTGTTCCTAGCTTACGTGCCATATACTCTTCGTCAGTTTCGCCGCCTCCCGGCAACTTTGGAAGATATTTTTTCCCGCCAGCATGCACAGCATCTTGACCTGAAACGGCATCGCGGCATCGCTTCCACCGCTCAATATTAGCTTGGTACTCTGGGTGCTGATAGTCTGGTTTATCGGTAGTTGACATGTTAAATCCCTATAATTTGCGCCCTCTGAGCCGTGTTTTTGACAATTGGGTATCGCTTAACTATAAAGTACCCGTTCGCGTCGTTTGGATGGTCTTTGCCTGCTTTCTTATCCGGCATTCCATCCAATCCGTAAATCTGTTGTTCTAGCGACTCAGTTGTCACCGGACACATATTAGTGTTTATTTTAAACCTTCTTTCTCCATTTGCATTACAAATCATGGCTTTATAGCTATTTACACGGTCTTTTATGGGAGGGTTTGCGTGATTTACCTCAATTCTAAACCCATAACTGCGCAAAATAGATAAATCGGACTCGCTTGCAGACTTGCTTGAGGTATTGCCACCGCTTGCATCGGGGAAGATCGTTATGTCGTGCCCTTTGTCTTGATAATCCTCCTTCAATCGCAACGCCATTGCTGGAGTATCTAACACCTTACATCGTTCTTCTAGTGTCATTGGCAAGCCGTCACGAATCACATTGATGCAGGCGGTCATGTTATTGACGTTAAAGTCCATGCCTACAAATAACGGCTCACGCTCTTTTATCGTTTCGTTCGTATGGTTCAACTTTCGAGAGAAATTAGGATAAACGCTGCCACTGGTTAAATTAACAAAGTCGCCATTAATGTACGCTGAAATAAGCTGCTCAGGGTAGGAATCAAATAGCGATGGTATGTAATCGTCAGGCAGGTTTTCTTCATTGTCATACGTAGAAGCCTGCACAAGCCCATATAGGTTCGCCAATTCAGGCTTATCCTGTACCGCCTTAACAAACTGTTGATAAACGAATTTAAAGCCCTCTGGGGTCGTTGCAACGTCAATCCCATTCTTTACACCGTCCACCTTGTAACGCATACGCGCAATGATCTTGCGCCATGCTTGTTCAGCCTTGAGCTGATTCATCACGTCCAACTCATCGATCATAGCGTGGCCAATTTTAAAACCAACAATCGTTTCAGGCTTTTCCATTGAACGACAAATCACGGTTCCACGGTATCGATTCCCTTCGTACATATCGACTTCATGATCTCCAACCTTGATCTTAGTTCGCAAACCCATGAGGTAGGCAACTTCTTCAATCGTAGGGTAGAAAATGTCTCGGATCTGTGGATAGGTCGGTGCAAAATAGCCTTGATTGATGCCAGGATGTTCCCAAAAGTGAGCCGATATACCAGCGCAACCCACCCATGATTTCCCGCTGCCGAACCCGGCCACGTAAGCCTTAAACTTGTGCGGTAGCTGTAAGAACCTTGCTTGTGGCTCATTAAGTATGAAGTCAAGCATCTTGCTTTCGAGCACTCTTAACGACAAAGTTAATGGCTGTCGGTGTAGGTGGTGTTTCGTCTGCCACTGCCATATCTTTGTTAGCTGCCAACAGCTTCAACCCGATCTCAGCCGATGAGTTAGCAATCTTTGAAAGTACCGCTATCCTTTGTAAAGCTTCCATTGACTGCTCAGGTTCTGCATCGTCTATCTTTTCAACTTGGTTATGCGCTATCCCGTTTAATCGATGAGCGGTTGCAGCGCCATATTCTGCCGCGCTTGCCAAGTGCACACCAATGTTTTTCAACTTTTCAGCAAGAGTCATAACCACTTCTTGATGGGCATACGGGAGAGCGGATATAACCTTTGCTACTTCCATAGACTCTACATCAGCAGCAACTTTTCTCGTTGCTATACTTTTCAATTCTGGAATTGTTTTTGCGCCGAATTCGGCTTTATTATCTTTTTCGGCTTTATTCGGCTTTATTCTTCGCCTTATTGAAGATTCATTAACACAGAACTCCAATGCAAGCTTATTAATAGACTCGTTTTCAAGCAACACTCTACGCTCTATTTCAAGCCACTGCTCATCGGTTAATGCTGATTTACGCCCCATCACGATACCTTTTAAGGATCGATTGCAGTGTTTTGTAAGTTGGCATATTTACAAATTCAACCCCAGCTAATTTGCAAGCAGAATAAATTTTATCGCATTTATCAAACTCAATTGGAGATGCCAATATTTTTTTAATGTACTTTGGCTTGTCTTTGCTTTTTGCAAAATAACTTGGGATCATTGACTCATAAAGAAATAGCTGTCCGATCCCAGATGCTATTGATCGAAGGTCATTATCTGCCTTTACCTCAACTATTGATATGCCGCCATCTCTGTGAAATAAAACGAAATCAGCACGACCACCATCTAAATTAACTTCTGTTTTGTAACTAGATATTTTTGAAACGGAAAGCATTTTCTCCCCGCAATCAAAATTAATGAACATTTCCAAAACAAGAACCGCCATCGCCTCATCATTTTTTGCTGATAGAAGAGAATATGCTGTTTTTAACTTATCGTATTCTTTACGTTTCTTTATCATTTTTCAGTAAGTTTAGAAGGTCTAGCCATGACTGAATGATACACTAAAAAAATCCCGACAAGCCACACATTAACTTGTCGGGATAAATCCGCTATTACACGGAGGGAGATAGGTCTTAATTCTACTACGTTTTATTTTGTGATGCCAATGCAAACTGATAAGTAACCATTGCAATCGCTGCTAGAATAATCTTATCCGTTACCTCTATCGCGTTTGGCACGTATTGCGAGACTTCTTTGATCGCTTC